AAAGCAAAAACTAAGTTTTCAAAAGCATTTGAGGAAGTCAAAACTACACCTACTAAGATGAATGGTAGATTGAATGATACTACAATCATACTTAGAGCATTCTAGATACCATAAAAGATAAATAGTAGTATGGCTACCAAAATAGATCAAATAGGTTACAACAACCGAGACGAACTAATCAATGAGATTTCGTTGCGTCTTGCAGATGGTATGGTTGATGTCGAATTAGACAGAGATCATTATGACGTTGCAATTAATAAAGCAATCGCAAAATACAGACAACTTAGTTCAGGTTCAGTCGAAGAAGCAGTTATTTTTATACAAACACAGGCAGGTGTTACAAAATACACATTGCCAGATGAAGTTATTGATGTAAAAAGATTGTATAGACGAGGCATTGGTACTAACAGCGGCGGCGGAACAAACTTTGATCCATTTGACGTTGCATTTAATAACATGTACATGCTACAAGCAGGACAAATAGGCGGACTTGCTGTATTCGATGCGTTTGCACAATACAAAGAAACTATTGGTCGTATATTTGGTAGTGAGTACAACTTTAACTTTAACAGAAATTCAAAAGAATTAACTATTCTAAGAAACGTAAATCACGCAGAAGATATTGCAGTAGGAGTACATAACTTCATTCCAGAAAGTGTGCTAATAAAAGATGTATATGCAAGTGACTGGTTAAGTGCTTATGCTTTAGCCCAGAGCAAAATGATGCTCGGCGAAGCAAGAAGTAAATTCCCAGGCGGACTACCAGGACCTGGTGGCGCAACTACACTAAATGGCGATGCTTTAAAAACAGAAGCCCTTACTGAACTAGACTCATTAATTGCTGGACTCCATAATATGGAAGAAGGTAATGCACCGCTTGGTTTTGTTCTTGGATAGAGTTAATGAACAATTGTTTTTGTGAACTTCCTGACTTAGACAATCCCTTCACTGTAGACGATATTTTGTGTGAGGAAGACTTAGATCTTATACACAACTATTCCCAACAATCAAACCTAGGCGCTGACAAAGTACAGTGGCACGACTCAACATCTGATTTTTATACAGGTAAAGAGTTTAAACAAAATTTTAGTGGGGTAGGATACATCACTGACAAAAAAGTTATGCGTAGATTAAACGAGTTTGTCAGAGATAATTTTCCAGATGAATTTATTAAAGACATGTGGTCATCTCCTATGGGACACCGTTTTTTTCCTTGTACATTATTAGCATGGAATGATCCTAGTGACTGGCATTGTGAAGGTGTACAATATCCTGCACATAATAATCCTATTGTAACTGAGCAACGTTTTAGTACAGTTTGCAACTTTAGATTGATTGGCGACCCAATAAATTCTCAAATACTATTTGCCGAGGGCGATGATGTATTGCAACAAGCCACAGAAGAAATTGTTACAGATTATATTAATAAGGATGTTGTAGGACAAAGTTCAAAAAATATATTTAATAATATTAAACCTAGATCCTACACAGCAGATAAAAGTTTAATGACAAGCAGTCCTAACGATTATTTTTGTAAACCGGAAGTTTGGGAACCACACTTAACACAAATAGCAGTAAAAGAAGGATTCAATAATCCTTTTTTGCTCAACTTAGCCAAGTGGCATAAAGTAAAAATAGAGGATAACACACCAAGAGTAACATTACGACTAATGGCTGAAAAAGACATTCCATTCAGTACATGGGAAAAAATGGTTGACAACGGAACCTTTTTAAAGTAGTATTACTGGAAACATAACATAAGTATTGGCATGAGTAATTTAATAGGCATTTGCGGATTCATAGGTAGCGGTAAAGATACTGTAGCAAAAATGTTCGTAGAACAAGGATGTGTACAGGATAGTTTCGCGGCACCATTAAAAGATATGTGTGCAAGTATATTTGGATGGCAAAGAGAAATGCTAGAAGGTGATACTATGGACAGTAGAGAGTTCAGAGAAACACCTGACTTATATTGGACTAGAAAACTAGGCATTGATAACTTTACACCCAGACTAGCACTACAGTTGTTAGGCACAGATATCATGCGTACTCATTTTAGTCAAGACATATGGCTAAACAGTTTAGAATATAGAATAAGACGACAACGTCAAGACGAACTGTGTGTAGTTGTTAGCGATGCTAGATTTAAAAATGAACTCAACTTAATTAAGGAATTAGGCGGAGTAGTAATACATGTAAAACGTTCTGAGTTACCTGAGTGGTATGAAGTGGCAGTGCATGCCAACAATGGCAGTGTAACAGCAAAACACACTATGGAGACTAAATACAGACACATACATGCAAGTGAATGGAAGTGGGTAGGGTTTGAGTTTGACTACGAAATTGAAAACACCGGCACTTTAGAAGACCTAGAAGCATCAGTCCTCCAAATATCATCCGATTTAACGGATAATACCTAAAAGCAATATAACATATAAAATTTGCATATTTATCAAACCGTCTATAAATTTAGAAAAGCAGTTGTATAATAATACCATTTACCTGTTCTTTTGATAAATATCTATACATAATACTATGTAGCGAAATTAAATTAGGAGATTATAATGGCAGAATTAGTATCACCTGGTGTTAGTATTAGTGTAAGTGATGAATCGTTTTACGCCTCGGCAGGCGCTGGAACAGTTCCTTTAATCGTTGTAGCGAGTGCTCAGGATAAGAGCAGTCCAGACGGAACAGGAACAGCGGCATTTACAACTAAAGCACAAGCAGGTAAATTAAAATTAATTACGAGCCAAAGAGAACTTTTACAGAACTTTGGTAATCCGCTGTTTTATAGCAGTGGTAGTACAGCCTTAAATGGTTATGATCTCAACGAATACGGCTTACTAGCGGCCCATTCATTCTTAGGTTTGGCAAACAGAGCATTCGTATTAAGAGCTGATATTGACTTAGGTCAATTAGAGGCTTCTTCAGTAGCACCAACAGGCGCTATTGCAGACGGATCATACTGGTTTGACACAGCAAGTTCATCTTTTGGACTTAGAGAATGGTCAGGTACCGCATGGGTTAAAAAATCCGTATCAGTTGCAGATAAAATCAATATTAAGAGCGCCACTGGAGCACCAAAGCAATCATTTGGTCTTAACGGTGATTACGCAGTTGTGGCTAACACAGCCACTGGCGGAACAGCAACAACAGTCAAGTACTACGAAAAGTACAGTGATGACTGGTATGAAATTGGATCAGCAAGTTGGATCTCTGCTACAAGCAGTGACTTCCAGTTTGGAACACACCTTGCAGTACCAACTTTACAAAGCGATGGCGTTAGTGCGTTATCAACAGGTGATGTTTTTGTTCAAAAAACTACACCAAACACTGGCGTAGAGCTAAGTGTTAAATTATACAGCCTAGCAAGTAAGTCTTTCAGTGCAGTAGCAACTCCGTTGTTCACAGACACTGATGCGGCATATACTTCAATAGGCACTGCTAATGTCTCAGTAGGCGACTTAATTGCAGTAGGTAATACTACAGCAAGTCTAACATTGAAAAGACATAACGGCAAAGCAACAGTAACTGGAACAGGTTCTGCCAAATCGGCAATTGATGTTTCAGGCAATGCAAACGTACAAGTAGTCTATAATGGCACAACTGTAAACGTAGCATTTACGGCTTCAATCAGTAGCACACCTGCTACATCAACAGTTGAAGATGCAGTATTTGATATTAACAGTGCATTATCAGGCGCAGGCGTTGGCGATGTAGTTGCTTCTGAAGGCGACGACACTAATATAGTGTTAACAGTTTCTTCAGGTAGAGACGTAGAAGTTAAAAGTCTACACACAGACTTTGGTCCAAGTTCATTGGGTCTAGGTGCTGGTGCGGCAACGGCAGACATTACTTACTCTAACTTCGGTGATTTAAGTTACCAAGCAAGTAAGACAACAATTACAGGAACATTAGCAGAAGGTACTTACTGGTACGATGCAGGTGTTTCTTTAGCAAAAACAGATATCTTAGAAAACGATCCAACAAATGGTTGGCAAACACTTACTAAGGACTTACAAGTGGCTTCAAGTGCTCCTAGCACACAGAGTGGCGGCGGTTCATTAGTAGATGGCGATGTATGGTTAGATTCAGACGACACCGAAAACTTCCCAGCACTTTACAAAAGAGCTTCAGGTAGTTGGGTAGCAGTTGATGGTTCAGACCAAGTAACTGGCGAAGGTGTTATATTCCAAGACTTTAGACAATCCAAAGCAAGTTCATTAGATGCAGACGCACCGTTAAGAACAGCATACCCACAAGGTATGTTAGGATTTAACAAACGTGCTTCAGCAGGTAATGTTAAAGAGTATAAAATTAACTATACTCCAGCAGGAACTAACATTGGTAACGTTTGGGTAGATGCTTCTATGAACCAAGTAGACGGAAAAATGTTTGGTTTAAGAAAAGCAGTACACAACGTAGTTAAAGTTGCAATGCAAAGTGCTATCGTTTCTAATGATGACCTTAGAAGTGAAATTAATGCTTTCAATCTAATATCTGCTCCTGGATTCCCAGAGCTATTAGATGAGATGGTTGCACTAAGTGGTGATAGAAGAAATACAGCATTTGTTGTAGGCGACACACCATTTAGACTTAAAGCAGATGCTACAAGCACTAAGAACTGGGCAACAAACGCCAACAATGCTAGTGAGAACGGCGAAGACGGATTGCTAACAAGCTCTCCATATGCGGCAGTTTACTATCCAAGTGCTTTATCAACAAACTTAGACGGTACTAACGTAGTTGTACCACCAAGTCATGTTGCTTTAAGAACTCTTGCATACAATGACCAGATTGCTTTCCCTTGGTTTGCACCAGCTGGTTTCCAAAGAGGATTAGTACAAAACGCAACTTCAGTAGGATTTGTTGATCCTGTAGAAGGCGAGTACGTTCCAGTAACACTTAACGAAGGACAGAGAGATACGTTATACTTGAATAAAGTTAACCCTATCGCTTCTTTCCCAGGTAGAGGATTAGTTGTTTTCGGTCAGAAGACACTAAACCCAACTGCAAGTGCTTTGGACAGAATTAACGTTGCAAGACTCATTGTTCATATTAGAGAAAGACTTGACGATATCGTTAAGCCATTCTTGTTTGAACCGAACGATGATATCACAAGACAGAACGCAAAAGGCGTTGTTGATGGATTCCTATCTAACTTAGTAATCCAAAGAGGTTTATTTGATTATGTTACAGTATGTGACGGATCAAACAACACTCCAACAAGAATCGATAGAAACGAACTTTATATCGATATTGCGATCCAGCCAGTGAAAGCGATTGAGTTTATTTATATTCCAATCAGAATCCAGAACACATTGGGTTCAACAGCGTAAGTTTAATTACTTAACAGTAAAAAGGGGTCTTTTAGGCCCCTTTTTTTTGGTTTCGTTAAAGCACACTATAAAGAAAATTCACTTAATTAGATAAATAACTGTAACATAAATCCAAAAGGATTTTAAGTTAGGAGAAAAACAAATGGCAAATTTATTTGGAAACACAACTAAGTTCGGTGTCCCAGTAGACGAGTCCGGAAACGCAGGTATTCTAATGCCTAAACTCAAATTTCGTTTTAGAGTTAAGGTTGAAGATTTTGGTGCTCAAGGAAACGCAAGGGAATTTACACAGAACGTTATGAACGTCAGTCGTCCTAAAATTAATTTTGAAGAAGTAGAAATTCATTCTTACAACTCTAAAGTTTATGTACAAGGAAAGCACACATGGGAAACTGTACAGTTAGTTATCCGTGATGACATTCAGAACACAGTAGCCAGATTAGCTGGTAAGCAAGTTCAAAGACAGTTGAACCACTTTAATCAACAGTCACCGTTATCCGGTGGTGATTACAAGTTCAACACTAGACTTGAGATACTAGATGGTCAAACTACTAGCCCAATGGAGACATGGGGACTTGAAGGTTGTTTCTTACAAAATGTTGACTACAGTGATTCAGACTATTCTACCAACGAACCAGTAACAGTTACAATGACTATCAGATTTGATAATGCAATTCATGTACCTGGTGATGGCGCTGGTGGTGGTTCTGCAGTTGCTGGTGGCGATGGCGAGGTCTTCCCAGAAGATAACGTATTCAGTACTACGGCAACTCCAGGTACTGGCCCGGCTAAAGCCCCATCAACATAATGTAGGTAACAAAATAGGATGAGCTTTTTAAAAGATTTCATGAAAGTGATGGCAATGGAGATGGTGTCATCAATCAAATATAACGATGGTACGCCATTTGTATTTGATGAAAATCATGCAAAGACTTTTAATCCAGCGATTAATCCGGTTCGACAGAAGTTTAACGGGTATGCTAATTTTTACTTTAACGGTAAAGTTAGTGTACCCGGTATTTCTGATATGGATAAGGTCGGAGACCAAACAGTATTCAGCAGTATGATCAAAAATAGTGATATACCTAGTGCTGAATTATCAACTGATGTAAAGAATCAATACAACAAAAAACGTATCACAGTAACCCACTCAGAATTTAAACCTATCTCTATGTCAGCATACGACACAGTTGATAGTGCTTGGGTTTTATTATTAATGAAAATGTATGCACATTTATTCTCAAATCCTATAGGGCAATATGAGGCTGGAACTTCCGGCTCTGCAATACCCAAAACAATTCCGTACGATGTAGTACCTAGTGCAATACCCACAGGTAGCACAGAAGG